TGCGCCCTGTGTGGGCTGTACTTCACCGTCTACTGCCGCTAGAATCTGAGCCGCTTCTACTGCTTGCTCATCTATAGGACTAGGTGCAGGTTCTGCTTCTTCTTCTTCGCCATCAAGAAGATCAGTCAAGTCAAGCTCGTCTCCATCGACTTCCTCAATCTGATCGTTTATTTCAGTTGCGATTTCAGCTACTGAAGCCTCTTCTTCTTGAGTCTCAGACTTGACGGCATCACGGGAAAGGTTTTCAAGACGACTAATTTCAGAGCTTGCTTGCGAGCCATCAGAAATGACGGTCTTTTGCTTTGAAGCAGTCTTGATCTTGATCTGACCTACAGACTCTGCGCCTTGAGACTCTGCAATGCCACCACTTGTCTCAGCACTTGAAGCAGAAGTAACAGTAGCACCACTCTTATTCTGCACCTTTGATACTGTAATCATGTCATCGTCTTGAGACTCAACAACTACAGGAAACTTCTTCTTCTCTTGTTTCTTAGTAGGATTGATCTCAGCGACTGCTCTCTCTTCATCATAAACAGTCTCGATCTTCATTTCCTTTTTAGGAGGAGCAGGTGCTTCCACAACCACCTCCACAGGCTCTGAAGAAGCAGATGAAGTGGTGTGCTTTAGCCAACCACGCTTAATTCCTGCTTTTAACTCAGGCATGACAGTCTCTTTACCTGCAAACTTCAGAGTATATCCGTCAAACTCAACCAAGTCTCCTTTAGAGAGATTCCTCTCTAAACGACCAAGATGAACAGTTGTCTGCGACTCAAAAGTCTGAAATGTCCCTCGAACGAACTCCATAGTATTCTCCATTTCTTTCTTGTAGGTGGTTGGAGCTAATCAGTATACCAACCAACTCTAAGTTTTACCTAATACTCTCCAAAAATAAACTATTGATTAGTGGCATTTCACACTATTCCTCATCGTTTTCCAGACTTGCTTCAATTTTATCTCCGTAAGAGGCGAAGAAAATGTCTCTTTTCTCTCGATCCTTTAGAATATCAATCGTCCTTTCAAACATTTTTGGTATCTCAGATTCAAAAGCAGAAATAATCTCTTGCTCTGCGTAGGCTTGCTCTAATTCTCTCTGTATGAGAAGCAAAGAAATGCCTGCATGGTTTTTCTCAGAAGCAAACTTGCTTCTAACCAAGTCTTGCCCTTTAGCTTCTGCCTTAGAAACGAGACTAACAATGTTAGAGACACCTGCTACAGCTCGGTCTAAAGAAGACCCTCCCCCACTTTCACTACCTCTACCCCTCGCAGAGTCCACTCTCTTATATACCACCGACCTTTCAACAGAACGATCTATGTCCACCCTAGCTTCTGTATAATACTGATCAGTAGTTCCCTTAACTTCATCAATTAAAGACAGTATTTCTTCTTTAGAGCCAGCTTTCTTAACTTTACTAGAAATATCGTCTACACGACCTTGATACTCATCATTAATCGAAGCAGGTGTCATAGTAGCCTGTAAGAATTTCTCTTCCCAATGTTCTCCCGAACCTTGTGTACCTCTCATACTGTCTACCCCTCGACCTACAAGCTCAACTACATTTCCTTTCATTTTCCTCATCTTATGTTCAAATCCAAAAGCACTTGCTACTGCACCCACAACACCCTCAGACATAAACCCTACAGAGCTTTCCAAAATCTTCAAAACACCCTCAGATAAAGCCTCTTTACCATACTGTTTTATCCCGTCAAGTATCTGACACCCCAACATCTTACTCAATTCTTCTTGTATCTCTTCTACATTTTCTTCAAAAAGAAAGTTAGAGGCAGTGTAAGCTCCCGTACCTAAGACTTTTGAGGCTTGTTCCAAAAGCTCATCGTCCACCACTTGAGCTTCACCTTGTTGCTTTTTCAAGTCTTTAAGCCGAGTAAGCAGTTCAACAATCGGAATAGCCTGCCTTTCAAGACCCCATAGGAAGTTATCTGCTGCTTTAGAAATAGCCCCCACTCGCTCTACAAAAGCACCCTCAGACATCTTCCTAGAAATCACAGTACAGGCATTTCTTGATTGTTTTCTCAACTCATCAAGACCTCCTGTATTGGCTAATTCATCTAGCATTTCGTGAAGTTGATCCAACTCGGCTTTGTACTGATCTCCGCCATAAGCAGTTTCAACATCTACGTTATCTCTGTGTTCTTCGTAAAGATCAGAAATGACACCTATAGCCCATTCTTGACTGATGTTCTGTCCCGAAACATCAGCCCCTCCACGAGCCTTAGAAATGATCGAGTTGATGTTATTATCAAGCTGTGTGTTAGGGTCTTTCCAATAGTTGTCTTTTTGAGTTCTCTTGATGTGAGCTATAAACTCAAAGTCTGAGAGCATTTTCTCTTGCTTCTCTTTGCGTCTTCTCTCAAGCTCTTGAGGGCTAATATTCGGTTTCCGATTTTTCTTTTTCTTCTTTGCTTTTGCTGTTTTAAAAAGAAGATTCGGGTCAATCTCAGAAATGATAATAGGGAGCAATAGGCAACGCAAACTAGGGTTGTCGTAAGCTACCCTAATTAACTGAGCTAACATTTCATTCATGCTACACCTCTTTTGTAAGACTTATATTCTATATCCATAAGTAATCAATGATAAAGAAAGGAAAAGAAATGAACACCCCAACTTTATATTTCGCTTACGGGCTGAACTTAGAAGAATTTAGAATGACCACAAAGTACCCCTCAGCGCAGTTCTACAAGTTCGCCACCCTCAAAGGCTTTAGACTCGTCTTCTCAGGCGAAGACAAAGAGACAGGTAAAGGGTTCTGCTCTATTTCCCCTCACAAGTTTAATGACTATGTTGAAGGTGTTCTTTATACCGTAGACTCTAAAGAGCTACCTCAACCAATAGATAACTCTAAAGTGTCTGAAATGGATATACTAACAGACGAGGGTAAATTCGTTAGAGCTAAAGTATACTATGTAGACAGCGAGGAAATGAACACACCCTCGCTTAACTACTTAGAGCGAATACATAAGAAGTATCAAGACTACGGGTTTAATGTGAAAAACCTAGAAAGTGCCTTGGAGCTTCTTACTTAACGTGCTTCTTAATCATAGAAGTGTTAAGTTCACTGTATGTCCAATCACTCCACTCAGACTTAACTTCATTAAGATTCCTGAAAACATCCACTAACTCAAAGACAGTTTCGTTTTCGTCTGCCCTGATGATTGCGTATAATGTGTTATGACGCTGATCAAGATTACTGTATACATAGTATACGTCATCAGCAACCTGTGTGGAATCCACTAGATGGGTCATTTTTTTAGAAACTCCAAATCTTTCTAATTGTCTGTGAGCTTCTCGAATAACTTCAGCAACATTTTTTGAAACTGCTTTAGGTCGGAACTTACGGTTAAATGTCTCTCGCTCTGCTATATTTTTCAGTGCAATATTCCGAGGGTGGGTTTCGGGTTTCATGGTATGGACAAAAGGAATAGTCATATCCTTAAGCTGACCTGGACGTGATGCTCGACTCTCAAGGTTAGCGACTCTTATTTCTAAGTCTCTCAGAACTTCTGACGCTAGTCGTTTCATAATAGTTCTCCATTCTATAAGGTTAATGTGATCTATAAGACAGTTATGAAATCAGACCTTGATCTTGGAGGTCTGAAATCATGTCGTTGTAGTTCCTGCGTGAATCATAAGCAAAATAAGAAGCACCACGAGCACCAAAGCCTAGACGAATCTCGCCATGTCTCCCCGTAGCAAGCCAAGTCATAGAAAGAACTTTTCCGTCTTCAAACTTAATAATTGCAGGCTTTCCCTCAGTACCCTGACTGCGATCTACTCTGATATTCATATCTTCAAGAGAACTGAGCATATCAGCAAAGTTCCTGCGAGAGTCATAAGCGAAATAAGCACCGTTATCTAGCTGAAATGCGAAACGAGAATTTCTCCCGTCAAGAAAAAGACTGATTGTTAACTCGCTTCCATTAGGGAGTTCAAGAGTAGCTTTCTCTTCACGAACTCGACCTGCTGACTTCTCAAGACGGGCGACTCTTATTTCTAAGTCTCTTAGGACTGAACTTGCTGTTCTTCTCATAATGGTTCTCCATTCGGTTTAAGGTTGATGAGATCATCTATTGGTATTTATAAAGAAGATAAAAAAACTTATCTCATATTAGTATTCGGCAAACCCAAAGAAGATGAAACCCTTAACCTCACCTACTTTTTTCTGCACTCTTTTACCTTTAACAGTATAGAGTCCTTTGTGGACAGGATGCTTAATCACATCTTCCCAGTCAATCTCAACCTCTACAATAGCCCCTGCTCTGCTCCGACCTCCCATTTTACGCTCACGAACTTGCTCGATTGCATGATCAATATTTCTTGCATTTATTTCCATCTCGAAATCTTTAGACACAACAATTATTTCTTCTCCGATTGCAACGCAGCCAGCGTTATCCCACTTGCCATATTTATTAGGTGTTCTTAATTCTTTTTTGATGAAAGCCTCAGCTTGTTGCCTAGTCATAACTTGACGAGTAGCCATCTCGAAGCCGTCCCAACGCCCCCACTTATCACGTTTGCTCCCGATGATGCGATTATCACGAGAAGCGTTATCCCAAACTTTCTTAGCATTTGTACCATTATAATAAAAATCAAAGCTATGTGCTCCAGATTGTTTTTCAAGTTTGGCGACTCTTATTTCTAAGTCTCTCAAGACTGAACTTGCTGTTCTTCTCATGGGATTCTCCATTCGGTTTAAGATGAGATCATCTATTGGTACTTATAAAGAAGATAAAAAAACTAAAACCTCGTACCTGCTCCGTAAATGATACCCCAAACAAGATCACCCTCAGCATTGTAAGGCGAAGTCGTTACCCCTGCATACATAGTGCTGTCTTGAGAAGTAAGAATCTTGAAACGGAAAGCACCCACAGGAAATAACTGTCCGTCAAGCGTCAAAGGTCTGCCCACAGAAGCCCCTGCGTCTATACCTAAACTCTTAGTCTTACTGATCTCATATTTCATAAGCTCATAGCTCGCACCTAACATAAATGTTGGAGGAGTCTGAGTCTCTACAAGCAAACCGTCCTCTGTTACTCTCTTGTTAGGTACAAGTGGAAGATTGAACACACCCCATAAGGCAAAGTCTCCAAGAACCTTACGAGAAAGAATAAGAGTAGCTGAGGCTGTAGGAACAGGCGAAGAACCCTTATCATACCAACCGATAAACATCTGAGTTGTACCGAAACTCACTTCCCAATTGTTTTCCTCAACTGTTTCCTCTGCTAAAGCTGTCGAGAGAAATAAAAAACTAAGAAATAGTAAAGTGAAGTATTTCATCTACTTATTCTCCAATTTCTTCATAGATGGGACATAGGTCAAATATAAATCTTAACTTTAAAACTAGAACCCTCAATCCCATAGAATTCAAGGTCATATTCAACGGAGTCTAGGTAAATGCTGTTATCATCTCCATACCATGATATTTCGTATCTAAAACTATCAAAGAAAGGACTCAATTGAGGAAACAGTCGATCAAGAGTATTTTCAATAATACTAATGTTATCTCTGTGTGCTTCATCTCGATCAAGATAAGGATCTCGGTCAAAAATACCTTTTGAACTCAACTTTATTTCTAAACTCAATACCCTTTCAAATTTTTCAACTTTAGAAATTTTAGCTTCAATTGTCGATGACCCTATTCCCCTGATTCTAAAGTTATTTTCAGTCAGTATGTTATACAGGTCTTCTAAACCTTTCTTTTTTTCAAGGTGAGCAACCTTTATTTCTAAGTCTCTTAGGACTTCACTTGCTGTTCTTCTCATAATGGTTCTCCGAAGAAGTTGAGAGTTAATAAGAACACCACACAGAGAAGATAAAAGAAATATAAGCCCCCCTAGAAACGAAAAAACCCCATCTCCCAAAGGGAAATGAGGCTTAATCTGAGATCAACTCAGCCCACCGAAGTAGGCTTCGTCATTCGCTATTTCTTAAAGATTAGCGAGTAACGGTGAGGCGAGCAAGACCCTTCGGGTTGTATGCGCCAATACCGAGATTCTCGAATACTGAGAAGCCAATGGTACGAGCCTTTGGATCGTCAGCAGAAAGAACGGTAAGCTCAGTACGAACTGGAATACGACCGAACATCTCAGGCTCACAGCAAACGTATACAGTTCCAACAGGAACGAGACGGCTAGTGATAATCTGAGCACCCCAAAGAGTAGCCTGAAGACCTGTCTTGAGGAGAGCCGCTTGGCTCTCGATGTCAAGAATGTCTCTACCGAACTTACGAATGTCAGCGTAATCACGAGCATTCATAAATACACGAGCTACACGGAGGTCATGTCTTTCAATCTGAGCGTATGCGTCAGCAAGAACAGCACCGTTAAGAGGAGCGATAACAGGAATGTCAGCGTTAGTCTGACCTGCAACGCTATCGAAGCCTTGAGTCGCAACAGCGTCAAGGATAGCGAATACACGCTCGTCTTCTGCCGCCTGAATCTGAGCACGAGCCAAATCCTGAGCACGTTCGATAAGATCGAAGCGTCTCTCTTTGATCTGAGTCAATGGAATCTCAGGGTTAGAAGCGAT